CAAAGAGTACCTTTCTACTACAAAATTCACATTTCTCCATTTTCATTACCTCTCTGATATTTTTATTTTGATTGTATCAGATAATGTAATGGTTAAGATATTTTCAGGAGAGTTCGATGTTTTTCGATACCTCATTTTCAAAAACTATAATTCCTCGTGCAATAATTCAATCAATTCGGAGAGTGTCATTTTTCCTAATTCCATTACTTTTCCAGCACCTCACGAATTGCTTCAAGATCATCTACTGTAAGTGCTGGATAATCTGCCGCAATATCCTCAAAAGACTCTCCGTTTTTAAGACGGATTTTAAATGCTCTTACCATGATTTTCAATTTAAGTGTGTTCAATGTTTTCATTATGCTTCTCCTCCAATCAAATCAGCCATCATTAAAATGATATCGTCTGTAGTTGCTTCTAGTATGTCGATGCGCTCCGCATCAGTTCTTTTAGGTTCATTCCCATAATTTAGATATTTTTCTGGGTTCGCTTTTACATCGGCTAAGTCTAGCGTTCCAGTAGGTTCGGAGATTTCTTTGTAATCATATTCATGATAGGTCTGTTCCTCTTCTTGTCCCTCGGGAATCTCCTTCACAATGTTCTCATTCAGACAGATATAGACATAATCAATTCCATCAATCTGTCTAACGGTAACACTCTCTTGTGTAGTGTCGAATCTTGCTTTCACGAGATATCACTCCTTTACATATTTGAATCGTTTTGTTTGCGTTGTATCTTCTTTTTATATTGTAGCTGTCCGTATGGTCTAAGATGCCTTTGTATGACATACACTTCCTTGCAAGCCATACTGGAATCTTCTTCCTCTGCTTTACAAGGGATTGCGCTTTCTTGTACGACCGCCTCACTCTTAAGAAAACTCTTCTTCTAATTGTGATATGCTGTCTATATATGCGGACACCCATAATATCAATGAAATGACCGTCATCTTTGCGTTTTTCGACCGTTGTGTATACCATCCAACTGTCTTTGATTTTCAATCCCATCTCATCTGCTTTCTGAATAATCAGCTTCATAGCTTTGTGAATGTCTTTTGCGTTCGTTCCAAGAATAAGGATATCGTCCATGAAGAAAAGTTGATGCTTGACAAGATTTACTCTTTCTATTGTTCCGTTTCTCTTCTTTCTGATACGATACATATTCTCCGCTATTTCATGGTAGATTTGAGACAAGAATAAGTTACAAAGATACTGACTTAAATATGAACCAATACTCAATCCAGTGTCAAATGTCATGATTAACATCTCTATCAATTCGAGTAGCGGTTCATTCTTAATGTATTTCCGAAGAAATTCCATTAATTTGTTTCTGTCTATTGATGGATAACATTTGCTGATGTCGCATTGACCAGCGTATCTGATATCTTTATTTCTCATCCATCGTTTTATTGCTTTGATACCGTAGGATTGACCTCTGCCTTTCAGTGCTGCACATTGGTATTCGCCAATTCGCTTTAAGAAGTCTTTCATAGCTTCTACTGCGATATAATCGTAGATTTGCTGTTTAATGTTCTGAATTCCGATTCTTCGCACTTTCTGACTGGAAGCGTCAATCTTTTCTTTGTACCATATTGGTTGAAAGTGAATATTGCCTTGAATGATTTCTTCACGTACTCCGTCAACCACTGTTTCAACCATCGGTTTCATTCCGTTTAATCCGAACTCATTGAACATTCCTTTAATAGTGTCTGTCGGAAGTCCAGTGTATTCAGAAAACATTGTCAATGAATCTCTTCTTTTGTATTTCTTTTTAAGGCATTTGTATACTGCCTTTTGAATCAGTTTTCTGTCTGTTATATCGACCGTTTTGCAATACATCTTCATCGATTGTCTTTTTAAGGGCGTTCGGTTTATACTACTAACCCCGACAGATAGGCGAACCTTATCCGTCCTTACTCCTTCCTTCAAAAGTTTCAGTAGGTCTATAAAAAGTATTTCGGGCATCTGCCCAAGAGCCTTTACAGGCTACACTCTTTACGAGCGCGAAATACGACGCAAGGATTTATATATATTAGAAATTAACAATTTCAGCCGAGGTAATTCCAATTCGTCCTGTCAAGCCTGTTCCTGCAATTCACGTACGCTGAGCCAGCATTCGACCCATTCCTGAGATTACCGCGTGCGCCGTAAGTCCTTTTATTTTTGTCGGTCGTATTAGGGGCGATCCCCTCTTTCCTAAAGGAAATTCACCCCCAACGACCTCTTCTTAATCGCAGCCGAGGAAAGACCAATGCGTCCAGCCAAGCCAGGACCAGCAAAACACGAACGCCGAGCCAGCAGACGACCCAAACCCGAGATAACCGCCTTGTAAATATTCTCGCATTCCAGATGTAGTTTTACCGCCAGCGTATAACATATCTGCGAAGCCTTGTGAATTTGACGAACCTTTTGCAGATGGAAACCATGCGCCAGTATCAACATCTACAGCAATATCGCCAACCCAAAAATCCGAACCGTTTCCGTCGGGATTTGCTGGAATTGTACCAACACACGTATATGTGTTTCTAATCGTTGCATCAGAAGAACTGTGTGCTACACCCTTCGGTGCAACATACACTTTTTTGCTGTAATCGCTTTGGAAGTCCATTACTGTATCAGATGCGATCATGTATCCACCGACAGCGTATTCACGGCCTTGAACTCTGTACGGATGCTTGCCATCTGTATTAGAGCCGAAAGAACCATCATGTTTGCCAATAACTGCATCTGTGCTTCCAGACCACCAGTGCATAGATGTGATAGTGATAGGAGCATTTACTGTATCGGATAATTTAATCGGCATGGTGTTAAATCCTGTTTCGATATCCAAATAGACCGCTTTATTATTTGCGTCAAGGGTTTCAATTTTAAGTACTTTTACATCATCTGCATATTTATGAATATTCGCTACTCCACGGTCATTATTTACACCGTTCTTTCCGTCATTGAGCTGACCGTAACCAACTGATACATAAGAGCCAGTGAGAATGTTCTGCGCCTGTGCGTTTGTAACCGGGAAATACGTATGTGCATCAGCAGATTCGATGGAAGCAGAGTATTGGAAACTGTATCCTGTGCATCCTTGGAATAAACTCTGACTATTCTTTGTAGCACCTTTGATGATGTTGAAAAGAATCTGAAATGTATTTCTTTCTGAACCAGCACCTAAATAACCTTTACCCTTTTTCTGATAATTCGTAATCATATTGTTATGACTCTGATTTCTTTCAGGTTTTAATCCAGGCTGACTTCTTAGTAATCCGTCAGAAGCAATACCTGATACATAAGCAGAACCAATACACCACGGAGTTATTGTTCTGTCTGCACGCTTGCATTCTGTCCACGGTTTTAATTTATACTTTTCGTTTGGTGTGTCAGAGATCGTTACCAAATCGTACTCTGGATTTGATGCGTCCCAATTCCACCAAAAACTCATCTGCATAGCACCAACATCAACGCTACCTGTTTCTTGATAAGTATCATCATATTCTGTAGCAATCGGATATGCCGTGCCATCATCATTACGCTTGTAATTACAATGTACCCAGTCAAAAAGAGGGTGATTGCCATTCAGATAATCGTCCTTTCCCTCGGTTGTATCAGTGGACGGAATAAATTCCAATCCAGCATTATCTAACAGTTTCTCTCCGCTAGATGTTGGATTGGTTGCGAATTTCCAGATTTTTGTCTGATACACCTTTCCAGTTCTGCGGATATTATAAAAGTCTTTAATGGTTGATGCGTGTGGAGTGTTGTTGTGAATGTCTTTCATTACACTCTTCAAATCAGTGATATCTTCCTTTAGCAAAATAATGTCGGCTTTATTCTTCGCAATCTGCTCGGCATTTTCTCCTGCCGCTCCGCCGGATCCACCGTTCTTAAGCGCTTTCATCGCAATCGCCTGTGTTAAAAAGTCGTTCATTACTGCCATTCACCCCATTTCCCATTCGCTCCAACAAGCGCTATATCCAAGCTCGCCGTAATGCAGCTTGATCCGATGCCAATCGGATAATCTACGTCAAGCCCAGTTACCTGTTTGCAATTTGTTGGGAGCGTGTCCAAAGTTGAATCTGCAATCAAGTGGACTCTTATAGATCCGTCTGGTAATCGTCTTTCTACGTCTAGTACTTTAATCATGCTATCTCCTCCTAATATCCAAATCTCGCAATCGCAATATTAGCATTGTCTGACCAACAGCCGAATGTATCATTATCTCCATATGCTTTCACTTTAACGGTTGCTCCATCCATCCCGTTTGCCACAAAATCATCTGTGTAATTGGTAGAGTAAAATGCTGTATAGGTCGTATCGTATTCTTTCCACGTTCCGTCAGCTTTTGTGATACGCACTTTGTAATACGTTGCATTTTCAACTTCTGACCATTTGACTGCTGCATAAGTATAACTAAAATACCTTGACTGGCTTTTATAGTACGATGCATATTCCACTGTCGGAGTACCGAGGATGCATTTCTCAATCCAGTTTTTCGCAGCATTGCTGATAGCTTCTTTCAGAGCATCATCTGGCTGAAAAGTAATATCTGGGATTTCGACAGACGGTGGTTTAAGTGGTGGCGTACAAGCCGACACCGGTACGGCACTGGAAAGAGCCAGTGTGAGTGCGCAGATGATAGCTGCTAATTTTCTTCTTTTTCTTTTCATGTTGATTCTCCTATTCTTTTATTCTCCAATCGCAATCCAGTCGTAGGTATCGCCCTCTGTGAGCGCGGACATATCTTCATCAGCTTTTGGCGTGTAAGTTATGGTTCCTTTATTTATTGCAACTGTACCGATACTGTGGTTATCCACCGAGTTGTAGCCAACTCCGATAAATCCAGCTATTCCGCTTAATTTTCCGTCCTTATACACCAACGATAAGATTCCGTGTTTAGCATTACTGCTCGGAAATTTTCTCGCCATTATGAATCTCGACACATTGCTAAGTCCAGTTTCAATCGCTTGGCCATTCATTCCTTTTCCGGTTATTGTTCCGTACTTGACCTCGCTAGTTACCAGCGTTCCTGTAATTTTCATGCCATTGCTTGACGTAAATGTTTTTCCGACTCTTACATCTGACGCTTTTGCATCTCCATAAATACTGCCTGCCTCGTTGTACACAACCGTTTTTTTAATGTCTCCTTTTAACAGTACCGGTTTACTCGTGTCTGCAAGAGAGACTTCAATTGTATGCTTAAGCACCGGCATTGTACTCTGACCATAGTTCGGAATGATTATTGGTGTGGATGATAGTTCCGTTTTTTTTTGCAACTGCTTTAATTTCATTTTTGCTCGTCAACGTCCCTTCAATTTTCTTTCCATTCACATAGGCGCTCTTTCCGAGTTCAATGCTGTCTGCATCCGCGGTTGCGTCCGCAGTAAGGATTCCGGCAAAGTCAGAGCCTCTTTCTTCACGCTCTTTTTCTGTAAAAAGTTCTTCGCCTTCTAACACGTTCAAGGTCGCGATCGTGGTATTCCATTCTCTGTCTGTACCTTCTTCAGTCACGCACACGCTAAATCTGACAGTGCCTTTGTGTGATGTAGCTTTCCGCAGAGGACTCCACTCAAAAGTTACATTTTCGCCAGACACCTTTAAATTCTCGGCATTGTATCTGTCTTTTCCGGATACCTTATTTGATGCATTCTGGATGTTGATATGCACATCGGATTTTGTGAGGTCAATTCCATCTCCGACAATTTTCGGACATCGGAAGTACTTTCGGATTGCCTTGCTGTCATTTTCGACTCCAAGTAGTTTTTCGCTTTGTGGAATCGTAATACTGCGATTTTCCGCATTAATTTCGATATAATTGATTTCCGCCATTTTCCATCACCTCCTAATCTACCGGAACAAAAATCAGTCTCGTGTTAAACATGCTCCCCTCCCCGCCATTTTTGTATGACGTAACAAGGATTGTGTCTCCTTTTGAGCATCGTCCGCAAAATGTAGATGATAATTTACAGTAATTACCATTCTGGCCAATCAGCGTATTATTAAGCTTGCAGCTTATTTCCTGCGCACAAGATGTATCGTTAACAGCCGAGGACACGGTTACGGTAAAAGCGTATTTGACTCCATCTTTTAAGTAGTCCGATGTGTTAAAGCTAACTGAACCTTTTACAACTGAGTCTACAAATATAGCAATCTTCTTTCCAAGATTCTCCGTCTTTACGTCTATACCGTCCATCTTTTCGCTCAGTTCTTTAACCGCCAAGGCATCAGCAAATGTACCCTCTTTTGTAGTGGTTTTTACCGCATCGAGAGTTTTTGCGCGATTCGCTTTGATTTCATCGTCTGCCTTGATTCTTGCGTTTTTCTCTGCTTCAATCGCTTTATCTCTTTCACTCTTTTCGAGATTGATTGCTTCAATCCTTGCATCTCTTTCTTCTTGATCGCCTGCAATACGCTGTGCTTTTTCATTCTCATCAGCGGTTTTTCTTTCGCCAGATTCTTTGCTTACCGCCGTGACCGCCTGCTCGACAAGAGTCTGTTTGCCTTCTTCCTCATCGTCTGGAAATCCAGCAGATCCAGAGCATTTTACTTTTTCCGCAAAAGATACTAGTGTCTTGTCTTCATTAATGATCCTGATCTGCAACTCATTCATTCCAACAGCAAAAAAACCTGAACTCGGGGAAAACGCAATCACATTATCAGCCAGTTCGCACAGAGCGGAATTAGGTCTGCTCATGCTTTTGTGATTTGCATAAGCCACAACTGCTGCCGTTGCCGGAATCGTAAAATCCCTGACCGTAAATTCGATTCCGATCATGTCAGTGCCTTGCGTGATTTCAATCGGAATTTTGATGGTATTTTTTAACACATACACATCCCTTTTAATTGTATTCATAGTTTATCCTTTCTACCCTGGAATCCATTTGACGATATACGCTGATGCTCCGCCTGACGATCCGCCTGATTCACTGTGCGACAATCTCAGGACATAATTCCACGGGAAATTATAATAATTCGTGCACCATATTTCTCGTCCTGTTTGGTCACCACTCTGACCTCCCGTAGCACCGCCAAGCTCATTCTGGCTCGCCTGTACTACTTGACCATTGCCGATCGACATAGCAGTGTGGCTTGCTGTGTTTAGTAAGATATCTCCTCGCTTTATTCCGCTACCATTTGACAGATTGACAAATCCTGTCACATCCTCAAATCCACACGCTAAAAATGCAGAGTACATATTTCCGGTATATGTCGCACCGGCATCCTTAACCTTGATTCCGGCTTGCTGATAGGCAGTGATCAGTAATGAGGAGCAGTCATAGTCTGGACCCCAGCGACTCCCTTGATCGTATCCGTGACTATTATCATTTGCAATTCCAATCGCCCATTGAACTGCAGACTCTACAGCTTTGGCATTTTTACCGTACTGACCGAGTAAATTAAAATAACTCCGAGCCTGTGACCGTCTGTTGGACTCAACCTCTACTCCGGCGCGTTCAAAATTTTTGAGGAATGCACTGGCGAGTTCTTCCGGCGAGGATCCTGACTTTTTAAATGCGCTCCACGACATATTGTAAGCGCTTGTTGGAATCCACTGTCCTGTCGTCTCCGACAAGGCGTCAATCCAATACAGCTGACCGTTCGGATCTGCAATATCATATCCGTTCTGGCGCGCCCAGTCCGTATAATTCGTGGCAGGAGTCCACTGCACAAGACCAAACCCACCCGAATAGTTGTTCGCTTGTAAACTCTGCCACACTCCAGGATTGACATAGGACTCACTCTGCATATTGCCAAGCAATCCAGCAATTGCATTTAGCGACCATCCTCTTGCTGAGAGATATTTATACACTTCCAACGCATTTGCATTCATCTGCTCTTGTGATAGAGCGTAATTTCCGATGGTCCAAGCCATTAAAAGCCACCTTCTTTCGTATTTCCACCAACCAAAAATCCATTGACGTATTCGAGGTAAGTTCCGTCAGAAAAGACAGCTTTTCCGGTCTTGCCGGAATATCCTTTTCCGTCACGTTGCACCTCAAGAGATGCTCCACCGATGGTTGTTTTTCCCGAAGCCAGAAGCGATATATTGTCAAACCTTGCAGATAATTTATCTCCAATAGAGAGGAATTTTGTTCTAACAGCACCTTGCTCTGGATAGATCATAAGTCCTGTCAATCCACCGATCGCACCAGCACGGATGACAACCTCGTAAGATTCGGTCTTGAATGTTAATTTTCCATTTGAAAGGGTAGCCGTCTGACTCCCATCCGTGTTAGCACAGACATATTTGCCTTTTGCGTACACACCATCCTTGTCTAATCGCACAATCTCATTTCCGTCAGCGTTAAGTACTTTCGCAACTCCATTACCATTTCCGGCACCGCCTAATTCCAACGTTCCGCCTTTGATACGATCAGCAAGCATTGTTCCGGCCACAATAAAATCTGCAAAGAATCCTTGTCCTGTTCCGAATGTGCTCCACTTCCAATCTCTCCCATCAGCCGTACGCTCTGATGCAATCTCAAATCCGAGCGTGCCTAAGCACATTGCTCCAAATGTTGGGGAGTCAGGATCCAAATCCTCAAACAATACCGCACGGACCGTCTGCTTTTTTGCAATGGATGACTGTGCTCTAAGCTGCGCCTTAACTCCATTGATCGTACCTTGCACTTGCTGTCCAATAAGACTACCATCTGAGCGGATAGCCTGTTCAACTCTATTCATGATGGACGATACGTTATTTAAAAAATTGTACTGGAATTTTCCCAGGGTGACCGAAATAAGCTTATTCCTTACAGCATCCCATTCCAATTCGATGACTCTTGCATCAGATACGATTCTGAGCTTAGAGTGTTTACAGTGGACGGTATCTCCAAGTGATACAGCTTCCAACTCTTTCACGTCCTCGTACAGTTCCGTGTTCTGCAGAAGCTCCATGTCTGCTTTGATCGTAATCTTCGGCTTGTCGACACCTGCAGCATACTGTTCTTCACATTTCTTTTTGAGCGCTCCTTCGAGCTGTTCCTGCGTATCGCAAATGATTGTTCCGTTTGTCTCATCGTCCTCTGAGGCATCTGCACGCATTTTCACATCCTCAAAAGACATGACTTTGTAATGCACTGTTGGATATTTTTCAATCAGTGGCGAATCTATCCAAGGTGCGTCTCCGGCAATCATATATCCGTTGTATGACTTCGGAATGATTCTCGTAGCAACTTCCGTCATGTCGATCGTTTCGGAAAATCCGTCCTTGACGATATTCTTGCCGTAGAGGACTTGCACTCCATAATCACCACCGACATGATCATCTATCGTGATCTGATAGTTATTGTAGAGGATTTCGCCACCCCATCTATTGATAAATGAGTTCTCATCATTTCCATTGATGGCTTCAATCAGATTTTTTGTCTGATAATACGCTGTAGATAACTTTTTGATATCCGACTTTGCTGAATACATCTTGTTCGGAGCGGTCATGATGTCCAATGCATCTTGTCCATTCTTCTCGGTTGGTCTTACGTCCAATAAAAAGCAATCCTCTTTTGCATCCAAAAAGATAGGAGTAAGCTCTGCACTCACTCCTGAATCTCTTTTTTCTTTATTTTTAATACGGAACAACTGTTCGCCATTGAATGATGGCATCTTAACAACTGCATTGTCATTGATATATTTCCATCTGCCCTCATCATCAATCGGATGCTCTAATGTGGCTGTCCATTCGCCATTCAGTACCACATGAACAGAACATTCTTCCGGAAGAAGTGTCATATCTCCATTGTGATCATAATCTTTATTTTCGGCACTATAAATCTGAATCACTATAAACGCCTCCAATTCGGAATTACTTTCAGTTCAAATCCGTCCGTAATTTCGATTTTATTTCTCCCCTCAATCAAAATGAGGTTATCGTAATCACCAGTCACAGACGTATTACTAAGTGTTCCGTCTTCTCTGTATGCAAGCTTCCGTCCTGTGTCAATGATTAGGTTTTGCCCTATATTTGCCACCATTTTTCCATCATTGACGACAAGAGTGCATTCGCCCTCGCCAGTAATCTTATAGATTGGATAGGCAATCTCATAAGGATTATCTACCACATCACTCGCAGGCATTTCTCCGAGTCCGCTTTCGAGATACCTAAGTCCATCTTTGGTTAGGAAAGTAGCTGTAAAATTACCAACTCTTTCCGTAGTACGTTTCCCATCGTCCACTTCAACTTTCAAAATCTTGTAGTAATGCTCCGGATCACAGCCAAACCGGAGCAATCCACCTCTTTTTGACAGCCATTTTTTTGCAAGTCCGAAACGTTCATCCCATCGGTCAGAATCTCCAATAAAGTTAAAATCCACTTTGATTTCTGTGGATTCATAACCTCCCTCCAACAGAATCAGCGTTCCGTCCATGCCAGGAATATCCACTGTCTTTTCTTTTCGGACAGCTGCCGGAATGTCAGGAATATTTTTCGCATAGATTCCTAAGCTTGATGCAAGAATTCCATTGTATTCTACGTCCATCATACTCCGACAGCTCCTTTCTTCCATTTAACGCTAGAGGACAGCTTTTTGATGATGGCATCTACTAGTACATCAGCAAGCTTTTTGTCTCCGAGTGAAATGTTATTCTCAATGACAAATGTCAATTCCGACAAAGCTTCAGCAATCAACTGAGCAAGTACAGTATTATTGGACTGCATCTCATCACGGATATAAGTCTTTAGTAAGTCGATTGGAAGAACTGCCTCCGCTCCGGCTTCGCCACCGCCCATCATTCTGTCTCCGTTCATTCCGAAAATTGTCGGACTGTTCAAGATACCACCGTTCGCATACCAATCTACGGAGAATTTCGGAAATTTCGGCGGAACAAGCGACCATGATCCGCTTGCCTTGAAGTGTGGAAGCTTGATTTTCGGAAGTTTCCATTCAAAACTCATGAATCCCTTAATTTTGTCAACGACTCCCTTAATAAAATCACGGATTCCGCCAAAGACAGCATTTACGCCATCACGAAACCATTCGCATTTGTTGTAGAGAGTGACAAAAATTGCAATAAGTGCAACAACTGCTGCTATGACTATGATAATCGGATTAGCTGCAAGAACAGCGTTAAATGCTGCGAATCCTGTTTTTGCCTTGGCAATAACCGGAGCAACTTTCGTTCCGACATCGATCACGCCAGAGATTCCACCAGATACTTTGCTTATAATGCTAAATACCGGTCCGAGTGCAGCCGCCAATAATAAGCACTTCAAGATCATCTCCTGTGTTCCTGGAGACAAAGAGTTCCACGAAGCAATAATATCTTTCAGAATCGGAGTGACCATCTGTAAACATTCAGCAAGCACCGGTCCCAGTGCATTTCCGACATCAAATCCAGCATCTTTCAGCTGATTCAGTGTCAATTTAAACTGATCAGCTGGATCCAGTGTAGCTTCAAAGGTGTCATTTACGCTTCCCAGATTATCATTAAGAGATGCGCCGAGTTCGTCAAAATTCAGTTTTCCGCTTTGACAAAACTCTGCTAGTGCAGGACCAGCTTTCGCACCGAACAGCTCAACCGCAGCATTGTAAGCTTCGGAAGAACTTCCTGCGTTAACCATCGTGTCTTGAAGTTCTGACAGCGCATTTTTCATGCTTTTGCCCTCTTTCGATGCATTGACCAATGCTTTTTTGAGTCCGGCCATTACTGCGCTTGTATCAACTCCAGATGTCTCGCATTGTCCTAAAAATGTAGCAGCATCGGCAGCGGACATTCCCAATTCTTTCAGGGCTGCAGCATTCGACACCATAGATGATGCCAATGTATCCATTGAGATTCCTGTGTCCTGTCCGACCTTATTCATTGTGTCAAGGAGTGCTCCGGCATCTTCTGCGCTCAAATTAAACGCTTCAATAACCTTTTGCGTGCTGTCGATGGATGAGTTGACATCTGTTCCGTTCAGCTCGGCAAATTTGATAAACTTCGCAGACAGATTTTCAAGCTCTTCTCCCGTCAAATGGAATCGTGTATTTACTTCTCCGACTGCAATTCCGGCTGTCTCAAAGTCTGTCGGAATCGTCTTTGCAATATTCCTTGCAGAGTTCTGCATTTCTTCCAGTGCATCACCGGTGGCACCGGTCTTTTGGACGATGATATCCATTCCCTCATCAACTTGTGCCCATGCTGCCATGACTCCGGCACCAGCTGCAGTAATCGGTGCAGTGACATTCTTCGTCAAAGAGTTTCCAATCTTTCCAGTGCTGTCACTAAAGTCTTTTACTTTTTTTGAGTAATCTTCCAATGTGGCAACTCCACTTTTCAGCTTTTCGTTCACATCTTCAAGACCACTTTTATAATTGTTTAGAGATGCTTTGGCATTATCCAACTGCTGCCTTGTCTTCGAGATAGCTGCTTCGTCTCTTACTTCCGCACTTTCCTGTGCTTTCAGGATCTCCGTCAATCTATCGACTTTCTGCGTATATGTTTCTGTCTGATTCTGCAGATATTCCTGTGTCGCTCTCAGTTTTTCCGCGGACGATGTACTACTATCCCATTCAGATTTTGCAAGCTTAAAAGCTGATCTGTTCTCGTTGACTGCATTATTAACATCGGTCAATGACTTCCGGAAGTCAACCGCACCGTCAGCTTTAAACGATAGCCCTACGGTCTTTAAATCACTATTAGCCAATCAAAGCACCTCCCTTCGCTTTTTCTACTTCCATAAATACTTCCAGGCATTCGTTAAAAAAGATGGGATCAGAGTTCCAAAATTCTTCTTCGCTCATTCCCATCTTACGCGCAGCAACCATATACTCCGCCCAGTTGATATTTATCTCTTCCTCGGAGCATTCGACTTCTTCGCCTGTTCTTTTTTTTTATATTCATTGAGTCTCTTCTCGAACTCATCGAAAATGTCCTGAATACTTGATGCATCCATTGGAGTAAGCATCATGGCTTCCTCTTCGTCAACCTTTAAGCCGTTTGACCTGAGGATAATGTAGATCAGCTTGCCCGCAAGTTCCATATTTTCATCATCGGTCAGTTCGCTTTTTCCGTCAATCTTCTTGTCAATTCCGTTCATCTTCACAAGGTAAAGAGTATAGAAATTAACCTTTACTTCCAATTTTGATCCATCTGTTAATTCAATCAGCTTGGATTTCATTTAATCACGCTCCCACCGCTGTAGTAAGGTCCGCATCCGTCAGAATCGGCTTCGCAAAGAACTTATCTTCTGTAAGTCCTTCCGGTGCTGTGGACTCTGTAACTTTCGACACGATATTTCCGGCAGAATCAAACGGATAAGCTCTAACCTTGATCGTATCTGTCTGCTCGCTTGCTTTTTCCTCTGATGTAGAGATATCATCGGAATTTTCCACAAGCTTGCATTTCGGATACCATTCATAGCGAGATTTCCCATTTTTCAGCTTAACAACCTTACCATAAGCAAAGATTGGTCTTTCGCTCTTGCCTCCAGCAAGGATAAGTCCGCCTACCCCTTTTGTTTCTCCTCGCATTTTAGAGATTGTATCATCCGGAAATGCAATAACAGAGATCTCGATATCAATGCTAGACATCGGTGTATCGGAATCGTAAATCTTTCCTGATGCGTACACGTCACTGGTCTCTGAATTTTCTGTCACTTTTACACTTTTGACAACTTCCGTCTTTTCAACGTCAGCTTCATAAGTTCCGTCATAATCTCCGGCTTCTGTGGCATTCGCAAAGCAAGTGTACTGTGCGCCTACCGTCTGCTTCATAGCCGGCTTTTTTGTGTTAATAGCCATATATCCTCCTAACCAAAGATGCACTCAGTCATCTTCTTATAGTATTTTTCTTTGTTCTGTTCAAATAGTGGCTTCAGATGCGCTCTTACAGCCATCTTTCTCGTTCCATGTTCCAACATTGGTCCGTAATATTTACCCCATCCAACTTTAATATTGCTTTCAGTTCTTTCCAAGGCAAATGTATCGATGATGTGTGTGTATCCAGCCTTAGTGATTCGGCTACGAGGTTTCGGAAGTCGTAAGAGGTCGTTTACAAACTCCTGCGCTCCTGCCTCAATTGCATCTAGTGCTTTTCCTTCCGATACTTTCTCAGCGTATTCTTTCATCATCTTCTCAAATTCGCCAAATCCGGAATCATAAAATTCTACTTCTTTGCTCATAAGCTTTCCGCATCCGTAGTGATTGAGAAATAAGAATGCCATACTCTATCTTCAATCACGTATTCGTGAGCAATAGTCGGATGGTAGCCAAGCTCATTCAGACGGTTTTTCAATGCAATCAGTTTCGGATCGCGTGGCTTTCTAGCATAAAAACTAATCTGCCATGTAATCTCATTCTCATAATCGTCACCGGATGCCATTGTGTCTTCCCACATAATCTCCCAGTAATCAATTCTCGGAAATACCTTTTCATTTTTGAGACTACTGACTCCCTCATTAACCGGACAGTCGATGTCATGTAAGAGCTTACTTAATTCTTTTTGTGTCATGCGATCACCTCACGATCATGCGCTGGTGTTTTTAAAGTCAGTTCCGACTCTCTAAATCCATCTTTCGTAGTGATGTGCGCCACATTGTAGATCTCGTGTTGTTCTCCGCCAATAATACAGACACATTTACTGTTAATCTGCTTATACTGTGGAATAGCGAGTTTTAGCGTCACTTCGATGCTGTCAGCGGATAGCTTTGCTCTGGTGGTGTCATATACCGCAAGCTCACGATACCAAAAGCGCATTCCGGTATCACGGAGCTTTTCTTCCGGATAATCTTCCGACTCATCATTTTCGATGCGATACAGTTCAAGTACTCCGTCAGTGTATTCAGGCAGTGCCATTTACGTCCACCTCCGTCTCCATCTGCCAAGTCAGGATCACACTTGCATAATTCTCAAAAAACTCACTTACTCGGTGGTGATAAGAATAATACATATAATTCTTCATTAGCATTCGATACGTCAAATCTTTGGTGATGCCACAGCCAGGATTCAATCTCCCGACTGCATGTTCACCTTCTTTTGCAAGATTTCTCAGCTGTCTGTCATCGCAGTATGGAGGAATCTGGAACTCTTCTCTCATCTCATCAACAAGAATGGATAGTTCATTTTCGTTCATTCTCTGCCCTCATTCTTACTAAACGGATGCAGTAGATGTCTGATGTACGTTAATTACATACTCTTCAAGTTTTGTGACGTCGAAAATAACTGCAACATTATCATCAACAGCTCGACCGTTCGCAAAGCAGTTCGCAATGATCAGATCCGCATTTTCCATCGCTTTTGTCTGATCATATTCTGTTACTCTCACACCCGTCGCACCCATTGTGTAATATCCATCAATGGTAAATGCTGCTTTACCCTGCGGGCAGTTAGCATCCGGGATCTTTTCAATATCAATGAATGTTTTATTGACATATCCACCAGTAAGTGCTTCTCCAAACATGCACGGATCTACATATTCCGCTTCATCCGCCGGGTTACAAATCAGATACAGTTTGGTAACAACACGTTTTCCGTTATTTGTAAGAGTTTTTCTTACATTTGCAAGTCCCTTCGGGCTGAATTTGGTGATGTTATTTAAAACGGTCTTCGCTTTATTTGTTCCATCGTCATTTGTGGTTCCGATCTGACGGAAAATACCGATCGGACCGGTCTTTCCATCTCCATCCAGATAGCCTTTTACAAGACCATCCTGCATTGCTTCCGAAAGAATTGCCATAAAATACCGGTCTACGAATTCCATAGAAAGTTCACGGATTGCCTTCGGGATCACCAGATATGCAGAGAGCATATGAAGTTCAATATTCAGTGCTGAAATAGTTCCTGATAATTCGCCCTTGATTTCATCTGTAAGATCTCCCCATACTGCTGCACCTGAATGTGATGCTACTACCCATTTCTTTACATTTGCCGGTGCCATGTTTACCAGTTTTAAAATTGGAGATGCTTTTCTTGCATCATCGAGTGTGCGATCGATAATTTCTGTCGGGATGATATCAATCTGATTTGCTGTTACAGACTGCTTAATATCCTTGAATCCCTCATAAAATTTCTTTTCTTCCTGTGAGAGATTGCGGAGTCCAAGCTGTTTCTTAAATTCAGCGTCATGGCTCGCTTTTTCTGCCTCTGCCACCACCTGATTGATCAGATCTGCATGTGCTGCTTCCTCGATCATTTCGATCGACTGCATAATTGCATCTGCTTTCTGATCCGCCGGAGCGCTCTCTAACAGCTGCTTAACTTTTTCTTTTAATTCCTGTGATAAATTTTCAATCTTCATTTTATCTTTTCCTTTCTACTCAAAAAATGCACTCCATCCAGTGCTGCTATTTGCTGGTTCCTTCGGTTCTGACGGAACTTCTTTTTTCCGTAAAAGATTCACTACTCTTTCCGCAATGACCTCTGCGATTGCTTCATCATCCAACTGCATTGCAATTTCTACCGGCTTTACATTTTCCGGTTTTTTGAGAATGGCACTGCGAATATTTGCAAATGCTGATTGTTTAATTCCGCCATCATCGGACTTTTCGGTTTTTGTAGCAAATCCATATTCTACAGCTTCCTGAGCTGTGATCCACGTTTCATTGTCCATGAGATTTTTAATCTCATCTTCTGAAATCACTGCTCGACTTACATAAGCATTGACGGAAGCCTGTGTAATCTTATCAAGGTCTTCTGCTGCCTTTCTAAGCTCTGTAGCATTTCCATTCGCATATGTCCATGCATTGTGAATCATGAGCAGTGATGCTTCATTGATGATTCTTTCATCGCCTGCCATAAAAATGACTGATGCTGCGGAACAAGCGAATCCATCACAGATTGTAGTGACTTTCATGTCACTATTCTTGAGCGTATTGTAAATCGCCAATCCCTCTGCGACCTCACCGCCATAGCTGTTGATATGCACATTGATTTCTTTTGCATCCAAGGACTGTAGTTCGTTCACAATTCCGCTTGCCGACACGTCACTTTCTAACCACGGCCATGATGTGATGTCACCGAAGATGTAGAGGTCCGCCACATCATTCTTAGATTCCAAGGAATAATACTTTTTTGCGTCCATGTTCTCTTTCCTTTCTTTCGGATTTACTGTTTAACGGACAGCTCCGAGATAATTGGATCACCTCCTACTGATCGCGTTTTCTATGCTGCATTACCATTTCCCTCCTCTCCATAGTTCTTTGTCAGAGCTCTTGCCTGGCTGAATTCTGTATTCAGCACTGTGTAGCCTACCATTTCACGGAGTTCATCGTAATTAAATCCAATTCCGCGAAGTTTATCCAGATTGGTTGCACTGTCTACCACATCTACGTGTTTGAAGCGTGCCAGCCATACCATAACTTTTTCATTCTTTGTGCAATAATCATTTTCACCAACTATATAAGCCGTCAGTGTATCATTAATCACCTCCGCCACCGGACCAACGGCATAGGTTATGAATTCGTTCGTGGCATCTGATTTTTCTGTAATATTGCCATTAAATACCGCTTCCGGAATGTCAAAGGCGTTTGCCACCTCATTATTGATTTGCAATGCCATTTTTGCCAGTTCTTCTGCCTTAGTTGTTGTGTTGATCTGCAGCTGTTCAATCGCCACATTGTCCGTTTCCGTAAGCACAGCAAGCTCATTTGATTCCAATAGGCTCTTGATTTTTTTCACATATTGATCCTTTGTCATCTCTTTGTCTGTGCCATCTGCCTGTTTTTCTCTGAATGATAGCGTTGCTGTCCCAAGTTTTAATTTAAATCTCGGCATACTGGACATACGCATCATCGCATTAACAGCATCAAGCGTCCGATCATACTGTCCAACTACGTTTTGCAGATACAGGCGAATTCTTGCATTATCATATTTTAGGTGTATCACCTCTGATGATCGCTTTTTTTTCCAAATCGGATAGTCGTATCCGGCGCATGTTAGTGTTATATTGCTATATGTTCGCTCAGTCAGCACATTATTGCTAACTTTCCAAGCTGATGCCAGATAATATTTACCACCTAACGGAATAATCAGCACTTCCTGTACCGTAAGAAGTTGTCTTACAACTTCCGTCCAGAACACAGTTCCGCACTCATGGTCATTAGGCTGTATATTCAGCCGATACTCCTGTTTATTTTTCTCTTTACTTTCTGTCTGTATCAAGATATCGGATTTAGCAATTGCCTTCGCAATCATCATAACTGCTTTTTCAATGGCCAACTTTGATAAATTCAACTTTTCCATATCCACCGCAATAATCTCAGCTAGAGACTGCATCTCCTTATCCCGTTGCCACAAAAATTTAAACATATTCTTCTCCTGTTAAATATATACGATCTGGACTTCCAGCTCATCTTTGCAGAACATTGCTACATCAAAAGCCATAAATCCATCATTTTTCCTTAGCTTCGGTTCAATTTTACCAAAGCTCTTGTTTCCAAATTTATCTTCAGATACTCTTGTATTGTTTGTATACCATCGCATGATTGCAGATGGTCCAAAGTTAATCATGCCTTGTGAAAACATCGACTGGATGAATGGTGCGATAATTCCAGTCACTGATGTTATCTTTCGAATCAGACGGACTATTCCATGCGGGTTCTTCTTGTCTTCTATTGTCAGCCCGCGTTCTTCGAATGCCTGTTTGAACAATGTGTACCGGTAAGTATCCATTGCAATCTTCTTGACCTCGTAGTATTTCATCTGTTCCATGCACCAGTCTGTGATCAGGTTCACATCAATCACCGGACCTGGAACAATCTCGAAGTCTTCAAATTCTGTCTGTCCTACATTTCTCAGTGGGAACTTTATGGAATCGATAAATGGAGAATCTGCACAGATCCATGTATGCTGTCTCCAAATCCACTCACCTTCATCAGTCTTAGTCAAAATACCGGCGGATGCAAAGTCTCGCACATCTGCATAGTCAATTCCAATGACTGCTGCCTGTCCTCGTGTATCCAATGTTATCCTTGGAATCTTGTGTTCCAACTCTTCCATTGTCCTACCTATATAGCAAGCTCGTAGTACATTCTGCCAGGTTGTGACCGTTTCCTCTTCTTTCCGCGCCGATCTGTCCATTCGCTTTGTTATGAACTCTGCACGCTTAGAAGGAATCTTCTTCATTTCTAAATAGTCATGCATGATCTGATTCGCAAGAATCGGCATATACTCCATAGATGGATTAGCCTTATGCCATGCCTCCGGATCATCCACTTCCTTCATATCATCGATCTCGCATACGAACGGGAAGTATCCCAGCAGATTTTCTCCTGTCTCCAGGATCTCAGCGCACATTGCTGATATCTCATCCAGCGGTCCGTCTCTCACATATCCGTCAGTCGTGATGATAAATTCTCGTGAATGCTTAACTTTACCTAAAGAGGATTCAAATACATTTATCTGATCGTAATTCTCATATGCGTGAATCTCGTTTAGCACCAGGCATCCAGTTCTTTTACCATCCTTTGTCTTTGCATTGGATGTGTTGTATTTCATTTCTGATCCGGTCACAAGGTTTGTTATCAGCTCTTTTGTTACGGAAAATTTTCCTTTGAACTTCTGGTTATCATGCAACATATCATAAGCCACTTTGAATGTATCCTTCGCCTGGCTCTCTGAGTTTGCCACAATTTCAACGTGGTAATTTTTCACTCCATATAACGGAGTCTGAAAGAAATTTACCAGTGGCACGATGAATCCATCTTTGCCATTTCCACGTCCTTCCTTGATGAAGAACTTTGAAAATACTGGAATGTCATCCACATACATAAATGCAAAGGCATAAATGAACTTTTGGAATGGAAATAGCTCATAGTAATTGGATTTACAATACTGTAAGCAATCCCTATATGTTTTCTCGTCAAAAAAAACATCGTCCCGCTTTAATATCGGCTTCACGATGTTTTCTATGAGTAATTTTCTTTTCTTGTTTATCCACTTCGGATGTTCTTCGGCATATTTGAGATAATAATCAATCTCTTTACAGATAACCATCTGTAGGATTCTCCGGCTCTGGTACCGGCTCTTTTAACTTCAGATCTGCCAGGATCTTCAGCATCGTAGCCGTTGTCTTTTGCAAATTGACCACTGATTCATTCGCCTTTTCTACAGTTACACCATTTCCATTTATCGTTTCATACCTTAGCCCTTTCGCCCTGATATCTGTGATTAATTTCTTTTTCAGCGACCAATAATACACATAATCATCAATCATGTCCATATAGAATTCCGCTTTCATCCCACGTAACTCCAACTGCCTTATCAATGACTCTTTCATAGCTTTTTGCGTCAATTTGCTCACCTCTTTTCACTCAAATCATGCCTTTTTTGCTGTTTTTATGCCAAAAAATACAGGCTTTTTACGCCTGTCTCTAAAAATTCTTTCTTATAGTAAATTTCCAAAAATGCCACCCCTACCCTTTTCACGCGAGTTTTCATTTTTTCTCCAGAGTCATGGCTACATCCCCGTTCTTCATTCAGCAAAAATCGCAGAGAATCGACCGGGGGGTACTACCATCTCTCTTCGCTCGGAAGCTTCTTCTTTCTCGCAAACCTCTTCGGTGCTCTGCCATGTCTCAGGTTGTGACACTGCGTACATAGACTTACCAGGTTATCATCATCAAGTCCAAGTTCCGGATGTTCCTTTAGTTCCTGGATATGATGTACCTCTTCAGCTCTCCATATCTTTCTGTCTCTTCCAATCAGCTGTGTGCCAGATGCAGCTGCGTCTTTTATTCTCTTGCGGCAATCCTGACACTCGTAATGATCTCGATCTAATATCTGCATTCTCTTATGTTTCCATGCAGATGAGTTGTAAAATGCTTTTGCTTCTTTGTCTGTCATATTTTTATTTTGGCGGTTTCTGTATCTGTAATAAGGAGTTCAAAAAAGTAATAATCGCAACAAACAAATGTACTGACGTATGGATAAATTCTTTCCAGAGTAAACCGCCAAACCTCTTTCCGGAATTCATGGCAAAGAAAAAGGCAACAATCTTTCGACTGCTGCCCTGTTCATCTCTTTACCTGAATACACTATACCGCAGACCGAGTGTACCATTCTATACCATTTTGAATTTTTTTAAAGCTTCTGAATGATTTCTGTGCACCTGTGTCCATCCATATCCCGTTTCATCACAGATCCTGTTCCATCCCTCACAATCTATGTATCGTTTCGTCAGCACATCTTTTTCTTTCTCATTATCCAATTCTTCAATCCTCTCTCTGATTTCTGTGCGAATCTGGACTTTCTTTCTCCTCTGCCTGATCAGTTTTCTTTCCAGTTCATCAATCTTCGCCATATAATCCGACAGATCGGGAAGGCTGCTGCTTTTTGGCAGCCCATCTGCTGCCAGTGCTCCCGGAAGCATCCTATCCAGTTTTAAGCGTTCTAGCTCTTCCTCGATCCGCTTCTCCTGGCGTAATGCTTTGCCGTACTGTTTCAGGTATTCCTTTTTCTTCTCGTTCTCTTCTTTCACTGTTTCCATCGGTATACCCTCCCTGTCTTCCTGTCTCTTAATACTAAGATCTCGAATCCAAGCAGGCTTGCTATATCCTTTAATGCTTTATGTGCTTCCTTTACGTGATGTGGAATACGGCTTGCATCCTTAATAGCTTTGCCTGCTGTCGGATCACGATATCCTTCCTGGTTTTTATACAATGTTTCATCACCCCTTATATGTTTCCGGAATCTTCTGCCATGCTATGACCTTATACGGATTCCCTTGCTCATCATACCATCTGCCGGTAAGAGAATAATACAATGTGGTCGCTCTATCTGCACCGGCGATTGTAACAAGGAACTCTGCACCGAAATTACTCGGATCGTATGACTCTATAAATTCTCTGTGTCCCGGAAGTCTTTCTGCTACCGGAATCCATCCATTACTCATTATTCTCTACCTTTCTTCATGAAATCTTTGTAAATAATAGTGCTTCTTTGATCTTTCTGTTGTTCTGGCTTGTCATGGATATTTCCTACTACTTCAGCATCAACCATTTTTATCCAGTACCCCAGATCTTTTCTAAAATCTTTTTTCTCGTCCCAGTCTACATAAAATCCGACATGGCAAGTCGTTGTACTGTCAAAGCAACTCTGATATTCGCCAAATTTTACAGGAGCATAATAATCACCATAATGGTATTTAATAATGTCGTTCTCCCATATCTTCCTTCCCTTCTTGTCTGTAAGTCCGGTGTATTGACAGATTGTATCTGGATCAATCATGTATTCATAAGTCCCATCGTTTATGTAATCTTCACCAGAAAGAAATCCCTCTACCCATTTGCCCTCCATCCATTCATTTTCCGGTAGCGCATGGATATGCTTTGCCTTAAATAATATTTCTCTTTTCATCTGTGCTTCCGCCTTTCTTTCATGTGCTTCAGAATTTCTTTTTTTATCATCTTGGCGTATTTTGGATGATCGCATCCAAACATAATGCATCCGTTATACTTTGTGCCATTGCCCGGATCGTCATGATCTACACTCAACTTGCAATTTTCCGGACAGCACTCGCCAACATCATGTTCTTTGCAATATTCTCCCATTGCCAGTAAGAAGTCTTCGATCTTAACTTTCATCCAGTCCACCTCGCTTCACTATTTCAATTGCCATATTTATAGCGTGCTCTTCACTCATATCTCCATCCCAGCACTCATTGAGACATTCGCAATATCCGCAGTACTCACAAGCTCCATCAAGCTTTAGCTGCTCTAAGTTAGAGACAACATTCTCCACGTCAAATGCTGTCGGCTGGTTATCTACCAATTTGCAAAGTGCATTAGCTTTGTTCGGTGGATAATTGTTCAGGATTGCCATTCCTGCTATCTGTTTTTGAAATTCATCCGCATCAATCAGTCTCATCAATCTCACTCCAATCAAATTTACAACCACATTCGCCACAATAGTTGTTTCTGCTCTCTGCATCTGACATTACCTGTTTTCCACACAATGGACATTCGTAGTCGATATCTCCGTTCAGTTCGTCTAAGATGATCGGCTTTACTGGAATCTGCTTTTCCAACGCAACGAGAGCCATTCGCACAGCTGCATCATGCTTTCTTGCGCTGACAGCTGCTTTTGGAACATCTGTATGTATGTCTTTCTCCAATATATCCATAGCTTCTTTAATTTCCATCTTCAACCTCCTTATACGGTTCCGGTAACGGCATCCATGCTATTACTTCGTCCAAAATATCAACTTCTTCGTCTGTCCATTCTCTTCCATCCCAGTAGCCGATAAACGGTTGTGCAACACGTCTAGTCTGCACAATGTAGTCATCGGAATCACCGTCAATCTCTGGCTTCTTCGGAAGTCTCTCACTTACTGGAATCCAGTCGTTTTCTCTTTCTACTAATTCAAAATATTTTTCTCTATATTCAAGAGCAACGTCCAAACGATAAGAGCTATATCCAATGTGATAGCATTTATCACCCACTTCTCTATACTTATTTTCGTAATATGGCT